CGGCGAGTGGGCGCGCGGCCGGTGGGAGCCGCTGCGGCTGGTCGCCGACCGGTTTGCGGTCCTGCTGCAGGAGACGGCGCACCTACCGGAATCGGAGCAGCTCTCTTTTCGCTGGCGCAGGCCGCTCCCGGGGTTCGACGAGCTCGTGGCGCGGATCAGGCCGCTGATCGAGGAGATCCAATGACCGACGTCCACCGCGCCATCTTCCACGCGGCGGCAACGCTCGGCATCTCCCACGAGGCGGCGGAACTCCTCCCGGCCCGCGTCGTGGCCGCACTCTGGGAGGAGAAGTATCGGCAGGACGCCGGCACGTCGGCGGCAGCAACAGCGAAAGGAGACCAGGATGAGCGCGACGACGACCGATGAGACGACCGAGACGACCGATCTGAACACCCCGGACAAGACCATCCGCCTGCTCGTCTCCGGCGGCAACGCCGACGAGCGCTACCCCGTTCCCAGCAAACAGCGGTTCAAGGACGAAGGGGAGGGCGTGATCGAGGCCGACGACCTGGCGCGCATCGCGACGGCGCTCATCCGCGACGACACCCTACCGCTCGGCCACCTGGCGAGCCTGAGCATCGCCTACCTGTTCGCGGAGAAGGGCGGCACGACCGGCGGCTACCCCTGCCTGGGGCGCTGCATCAAGGCGAGCAAGGTCCTGCGCCACTTCGGCGACATGGACTACGTCGTCCTGCTGTCCGCCGACAACCTGCGCGAGATGAAGGCGACCCGCTGGCAGGTCGAAGCGCTCGTGGCCCACCAGCTCGGACACATCAGCCTGGAGACAACAGAGAAGGGCGAGGACCGGCTGGGGGTGCAAGGCCACGACTTTGAGGGCTTCACCTGGGAATTCGCCCGCTACGGCGCCTACCTGGCCGGCATGGTGGCACCGGCCCAGGCGGCGGCGAGCGCGGTGCAGATGGGACTCGTCTTCGAGGAGAGCGAGGACGACGAGGAGTTCGACCCCGCCGTCGACCAGGCGCCCGGCGTCGAGGGGGAGCTAGGGCCGAGTCCGGACGGGCCGGGGCACCCGAAGGGTCATGCGGCGTGGGCGGAGGAACCGGACGGCGTTGATCTGTCCTTCCCGATCGGGCACGACGAGTTCATGGGGGCCAGCTACGACCCGGCGGCGGACTTCGGCAACGGCTACCGGGGCGAGGACGACCCGGAAGAGCACGCCGCCGCCGTCCGCGCCGCCTTCCCGACCGAGCAGCGCGACTTCGGTGAGGTCTGCAAACTCTGCGGCACCGACATCTACGACCACGATCCCGAGGTCTGCCAGGGCGGCACGCCGGAAACCCGGTCCAGAAAAATAGCCAGAAATTCGCCAAAAAATCGGAGCGGGGCGAATGGTGCCGTGTCCGAGGAATCGGGCACCACCAGCGAATCGCCCGTCCTGGGGCACTACAGCGCGTCAGACGTTCACCACGCAAACGGCACCAACGGCGTCCACGGCTTGGACGGTCTGACCTACGACGCGGATACGGTGATGGCCGCGCTCACCGACCTCGGCTGGTCGATCGCCTACGAGGTCGAAGCGGGGGCGACGACGGGGCGCTACGTCAACCGCGAGACGGGGGCGCCGTACGACACCGGGGACGTGGAGTCCTCTTACCGTAGCGCGTTAGCGAAGCGATCATGAGCGACCTCGCCACTATCGCCGCCGCGATTCTGCCGCTCGTGGAGGGCGCCGACCCGCCCGTCCAGCACGGCACCGTGAGCGGCATCTTTCAGGTCTGGCAGGACAACAAGAAGCGGGGCGCCAAACGCCGCCGGTGGTCGCTGACCGTGGGGCCGGAGGGGATGCCGCCGGACTTCAGTGGCGACCTGACGCCGCTGGCGCGAGCGGTCCTCGCGGCGGCGCTGCCGTTGCTCGATTGGGAGGAATGAGGGGATGCCTCAACGATACGCCGAAGGGACATCCGTCCCGGTCTCCCGTTCCCGCGATGAGGTCTACCGCCTCCTCGAACGCTGCGGGGCATCGACCGCTGGGGGACACCGGGGATCGTCGCCGCGGCGTTCCAGGGGTTCCAGGCGTTGCCGAGCGGCGAAGCGGCGCCCTGGTGGCGGGTCCTGGGGGTCGAGCCGACCGCCTCCGACGTCGAGATCGAACGCGCCTACCGGGAGCTGGTCAGGCGGCATCACCCGGACGCCGGCGGGGATCGGGCGGAGTTCGAGCGCGTCGCCGAGGCGTACCGGCTGGCCAAGGGGCGGAGGTCGGCATGATGGAGACCGTCACACTCAAGGACCGCCTCGCCAAGCGGCGCCGAGACGAACGGCGCGACCTGACCGTCCACGCGGCCACGGTGGCGGCGCGGGCAAGACTGCGACCGCCGGAGCCGATCGCCGCGGCCGAACCGTCCGCCGAGGCGCTCGCGAGGGCCGCCGAAACCGTCCGCGTTGCGCCGACCCGACCCGTCATCCTCGCCGCGCCGGAGCCGATCGCCGCCCGGTGGGACCAGCTGGTCTGGTCGATCGCGCACGACGGCCACGGCAAAAGCGAGGCGTTCGACCACGGCTTCAAGGCGTGCCTACGGGCGCTCGGGGTGGACGAACGCGACATCGCGGTCCTGTTCCGGGTGGACGACGAATCGTGAGCCGCCGTCACCGCCGCGAGTCCTGCGCCCGCACCAAGAAATGTCCGCCGTCCTGTCGCCGCAAGGAGCCGTTCCCGACCCGCGAGGCGGCCGAGGCGTTCGCCGAATCCCTGGCGCTGGTGCGCGGCAACCGGCGAGGGCGAGTCTACCGGTGCGGCCGGTGCGGCCGGTACTACCTGGCCAGCCAGCGGCGGCGGAATCGGCTGAAGCGAGGAAGCAAATGAGGGTTTGGAAATACGGCGTGCCGATTCAGTTCGCACCGCTGGTCTTCTCGATGCCGCTGGGGGCGGTGCCGCTTGCGGTCCAGATGCAGGGAAGTGAGCCGTGCATGTGGGTCAAGGTCAACCCCGGACCGCCCTACGTCGAGCGGTCGTTTCGCTGGGTGGGCACCGGGCACGACTTCGACGAGGAAGCGACGATCGACTACGTCGGGACGGTGCAGACAGATGGCGGCGCGTTCGTCTATCACCTGTTTGAGGTGCAGAGAGAGGAGGCCACCGATGCCGGTGAGCGATGAGGAGCAGAAGCCAGGTGTGGTCGTGCTGAACCAAGACGATCTTGCTCGGGTGGATGAGCAGGACGACGGCAGCGCCATGCTCTCGCTGTGGTTCTGCGGCACGCGCTTCGCTGGCGCCTTTCGCGTTTGGGCGGAGCGGCGGACGCCGCTTGCCGCCGCCCTCGCCCCGCCGGAGTCGGTCGTCCTCTCTCGCGACCATGCCCGGGTCGCCATGACCGGACTGGCGATGATGGCTCAGTGGCGGCTGACGGAGGACGGCGGGGCGCTGGCGCGGGAAGCGTTTGAGACGATCAAGGGGCAGGTCTTGATGAGCGCGGAGAAGGCGGAGGGGACCTAAGCCGATGCCCCGGATCGACCTCCCCTGGTTTCTGGTTGGTCTCGCCTTCGGTGCCCTGATCGGGGTCTTGGCGGTCTGGGGCGGGGGATGACCGCGGTCCGGCTCCGCTGCCAGGCGCAGGGGTGCACCGCCGTGCTGGCGTTCGCGCGGCGTGAGCGCATCCGGCCAGCGCGGGGTGTCGCGCTCGGGGCGCTCCCCAGCGGCAAGGTCCGGCTCGTTTGCCCGCAGTGCGGCGCCTACCGCGATCTGGACGGTCTGACGATCGTGCTGCTGAGGGCGGCGACCGCATCTGCTATTCTGTCAACCAAGTAGCCATCGACGGTGGTTTCGGGCCGCCGGGGACGCGTTCCATCAAGGGGCGCGACTTCGGCGGCTTGTTTGTTTTGGTCGGAGATGGTCGTGGATGGTCAGGGGCAGCCCCGCTGCCGGATGACGAACAAAGACGGTAAGCCGTGCAGCGCCAAGCCGCGCAAGGAGACCGACCTCTGCCCGTGGCACACACCGGAGATCGCCGCCGCCCGCGGGGACGCCTCCCGCCGTGGTGGATTGGGCCGGTCCAACAAAGCCCGCCTCGCCAAGACGCTGCCGCGCGCCGACCTCTCCGCCGCCGAGCTCGTCGGTCTCCTCGGCGGCGTCTACCTGGAGATCATCGCCGGCGAACGCGAGGCATCGCAGGGGCCGTCGCTGGCGTCGCTGGCGCGCACGATGCTCGAAGTCCGCCGCGTCGCCGATCTGGAGGGCAAGCTCGCCGCCATCGAGCAACGGATGGGCGACCTCGCCGAACGGGTGGGCGCGTCGTGATTGCCGGGTACGCCGCCGCGGAACGGCGCGCCGCCGCCCTCGATCGCGAGTGGGGCGTGCTGTGGCAGCGCGCCGAGACGGCCCCAACGGCGCCGGACGCCGCCGAAGCGGATCGCGGCCTGGCCGATGCGCGCCGGTCGCTCGGCGCCTTCGCCACCCGGATGCACCGCTCCTACCAGACGGCCCCCCACATCCGCCGGCTCGTCGCGGCGCTCGAATGGGCGGCGACGACACCGAACGCGCGCCTGATCGTCACCTTCCCGCCGCGCCACTCCAAGAGCCTCCACGTCTCCGAGAACTTCCCTGCCTGGTACCTCGGCACCTTCCCGGACAACCGCGTGATCGGCGCCTCCCACACCCAGCGCCTCGCCAACCGGTTTTCTCGGCGGGTGCGCAACAAGATCGCCCACCCGTTCTACCCCTTCCTGGGCGTCCGGATCGCCAGCGACAACGCCGCCGTCGAGGCGTGGGACCTGGAGGGCACCTACGGCGGGTACTTCGCCGTCGGCGTCGGCGGCTCCCCGGCCGGCACCGGCGCCAACCTGATCGTGATCGACGACCCGATCAAGAACGCGGCGAAGGCCGAGAGCGAACTCGCCCGCGACGCACTCTGGGAGTGGTACCGCGAGGACATCCGGACACGCCTCGAACCCGGCGGTTCGATCGTGGTTACGGCAACGCGCTGGCACGACGACGACCTGACCGGCCGGCTGCTCACGGCCCAGGAAGAGGATGGCGAGACCTGGCGCCACCTGCACCTCCCGGCGATCTCCGACGCCGGCGAGGCGCTCTGGCCGGAGCGGTGGCCGATCGAGGCGCTCCTCCGGCTGAAGGGCGCGGTCGGGACGCGGGTCTGGCAGGCGCAGTACCAGGGGGCGCCGGTCGGCGACGAGGGCGGAACCTTCAAGCGGCACTGGTGGCGGTTCTGGCATCCCGCCGCGCTGCAGATGCCGCCGGCCGAGGTCAAGGACGGGAAGGGCAACGTGGTCGCCCGGGTGCCGTCGGTGCCGCTGCCGCGCGTGGTCGACGACGCGTTGCAGTCGTGGGACATGAGTTTCAAGAAGACGACGTCGGGCAGCTTTGTCGTCGGTCAGGTCTGGCAGAAGACCGGCGCCAACCGTTACCTACTCGACCAGTTCCGCGACCGGGTCGACTTCCCCGATGCGGTGCTTGCCGTCAAGGCGCTGAGCGCGACGCACCCGCGTGTGACCCGCAAGCTCGTCGAGAACAAGGCCAACGGTCCGGCCGTCGTCGCGACGCTGAAGAACGAACTCGCCGGGCTGATCGAGGTCGAACCGGAGGGCGGGAAGGAAGCCCGCGCCAACGCCGCCTCCGTCGTCGTCGAGTCCGGCAACGTCTACCTGCCGCACCCGAGCCTGGCGCCGTGGGTCCACGGGTTGATCGACGAGTGCGCCGCCTTCCCCCACGGGAAGGACACCGACCAGGTCGACGCACTGTCCCAGGCCCAGATCCATTGGGACGCGGCCCCGGCGGCCCCGACCCGTTCAACCAACTACGTCGGTCGCCCCAGCCGCACCGAGGAGGACGACGACTGATGTCCGTTGCCGCCGCCGTTGTCCCCTTGGTGTTGATCGACGACCCGGTCCGCTCGCTGCACCTGCGGATCCAAGAGGAGCGCAAGGAGTCGGCGCCCTCGCGCTTCCGCTGGGAGTTCGTCCGCACCTTCCGCGACTACGCCCGCGGCCGGCAGCGCGACACCCTCTCGCAGGAGCAGCGGCGGATGCTCCGCGGCGTCCGGTCCTACCCGGCCGTCGACAACGTCGCCAACAAGGTCGTCTTCGAGCTCGCCAACCGGCTGCAGCTGCTGTCCTGGCAGGTCGCCGACGAGGCGGTCTCCGATCACCTCGCCGAGCTCTGGGTCAAGGCGAGCCTGCCCAAGCTGCAGGGCGAGGCCCACTACGCGATGGTTCGGGACGGCAACCACGCGATCGGGCTCAACTGGCACGCGCCGTCGTCGCGGGTCGTGCTCTCCCGAATGCCCTGGTGGGACGGCAAGAGCGGCGTCTGGGTGGCCTACGGCGACGACGGGGAGCCGGCCTACGCGGTCAACGAATGGACCGAGGGGGGGCGCACCCGGCGCACCCTCTACTACGACGACCGGATCGAGCGCTACGTCGCGACCGGCGACGGCTGGCGACCGCTGCAACTGCCGGACGACGAGGCCTGGCCGATCCCGTGGGTCAAGCGCGACGGGTCGCCCCTGCACCCCCCGATCGTCCACTTCCCCGCCGGCTCCGACGACGACACGCCGTATGGGGCCAGTGTGCTCGACGGCGGCGTCCTCGGGTTGCAAGACGACGTGAACGACCTTCAGAGCGACACGACCGTCGCCGCCCGCCTGACCGCCTACCAGATGTACTACGGGACCGGGGTGACGGCGGCGACCGACGACGCCGGCGAGCCGGTGCCGACCGAGGTCGGTCCCGGCGTGATGCTCGAGAACGAGAACCCCGATGCCCGCTACGGCGTCTTGCCCGCCGGCGACATGAGCCAGTTGATCGCGGCGCGCGGCGTCAAGATCCAGGCGATCTCCACCAACACCGGCACGCCGATCCACCTCATCACCGGCGGCGACTGGCCGAGCGGGGAGGCGCTGATCCGGGCGGAGAGTTCCCTCGCCGGGCGGGCCAGCGTCCTGGTCGACGCCGTCAAGCCGCGGTGGGCGACGGTGGGGCACCGGGCGACCGAGATGGCCAACACCTTCGGCAACGGGGCGCCGCTGGATGAGAACGCGCTGATCGCGGCGGAGTTCGCGCCGGTGGAGCGGCGGGACGCGCTGACGCTGGCGCAGATCGACGTGGAGCGGCTGCAGGCGTTCGTGCTCAAGCGCGAGCTCGGCTGGTCGCTCGCCGCGATCCAACGCGAGTGGGGGCTCTCCACGGAGGAGATCGCCCAGATGGAGAAGGAACGGCAGGCGGAGCTCGCGGCGGCGGGGCTGACGACGGGGTTCGACGGCCAAGAGGAAGACGACGACGAGGAACAGGGCGAGTAGCCGATCGTCGGGCGTGAGGCCCGGCAGAGGGAGGCACCATGAGCAACACACGGGTCTTCGGCAAGGTGGCGGGGAGCGACCCGCCCGAATTCGCAGCGATCTCGGTCAACGATGACGGGGAACTCGTCGTCAACGTCGACGCGACCGTGGAGACCAAACCGTACCAGGCGGCCGGCACCGATCGCTCCGGCACCATCACCACCGGCGGCACCGCCCAGAACGCCGCTGCCGCGCTCGCGACCCGGCGCTACCTCTACGTGACCAACCCGTTCCTCAAGTCCGATGGCTCCGCCAACCCTGCCGAGCCGTTGTGGGTCAACTTCACCGGAGCCGCAAACGGCGGCTCCGGCAGCATCCGCCTCGACCCCGGCGGTTGGTGGGAGAACCCACCCCACTACTGTCCCACGGGGGCGATCTCGGTGCTTGCCGCGACGACGGGCCACGCCTGGACAGCAAAGGAGGCGTGAGATGACCCAGGGCGGCCCAGGTCCGTCGGGACGCATCCCCATCGTCGAGCCGAACGAACATGCGCACATGACCGCGGCCGTTGCGACGACGACCCAAAACGCGGTTTTCCTCTACCGCTTCCGGGTGTCCCAGCCCCTGAAGCTGACGAAGGCGGCCTTCTGCGTTGGCGCGGCCAACGGCAACGTGGACATGGGCATCTACACGAGCGCCGACCTGGTGAACTTCACCCGCGTCGCCTCGGCCGGCAGCACCGCCGCGGCGGGGACGAACACGACGCAGGGACTCACCTTCACCGCGCCCTACGTCGTCGTCCCCGGGGTCGACTACTTCCTCGCCTTCGCCACCGATTCCGCGACGATCACGGTAGCCCAGGCGATTGCGCCGCTCTCCGCGCCGGCGGAGTACACCAAACGGGGGCTGCGCAAGTTGGCGGCGTGGTCGTCCGGCTTGCCGGCCTCGATCTCGACGCCCGCCGGCGTCGGTCTCTACCTCTGGTTGGCGGCGAAGGAGTAGGCGGCGATGGCGATCGAGACCGTCCTCACTTCGATCAACGATCTGATGGCGAGCCTGCCTGGGTACGGGCTGTACCGCGGCCCCAACGGGATCGTGCCCGTGCTCGGCAGCATCTACAACGTGCGGGCCTACGGCGCCACCGGCAACGGCACGACCGACGACACCGCCGCGATCGACGCCGCCCACGCCGCCATCCCGGCGGCAGGAGGCACCCTCTACTTTCCCGAGGGCACCTACAAGCGGACCAGCGACCTCGTCGCCAAGGCCGGCGTGTCCTACCGGGGGGCTGGCAAACGGGCGACGATCCTGCTCGCCTCGGGCTGCAACGGGATCGTCTACGACGGCACCGGCATCCCCGCGAGTCTGACGTTCCACCACATCGTCGAGGACATGACGATCCGGGGGAACTACGCGGCCGGAAAGGTCGGGCTGCGGTGGCGGCTGGGCTACCGGGCGTCCTGGTCGAGGCTCGTCGTCGAGCAGTTCTCCTCGTACGGTATCGACATCGAAGACGGCTTTTGGTTCACGCTCACGGACTCCCTCGTCTGGCTCAACGACGCATCGAACATCCGCCTCGGCGATAACGCCAACATCGTCGCGCTCGTCAACGTCGAATCGGCGCGGAGCAACGACTGGGGCATCCTGGTCGACGCCACCGCCGTCGGTGGCCCGGTCCTCAACTTTTCCCTGCACGCCTGTACGATCGAGGGCAACCGCAGCGGCGGGTTGAAGACGAACTCCATCCGCGGTCTGGATATCGGCGGCTGCGACTTCGAGAGCAACTGCACCCCCTGGTCGGGCGGCGGGCGGAGCAACCCCGGCGCGGCGGCGATCGGCTACCACCTGTTCCTCGGCAACGCGGACGTCCCCGAAAGCACGCAGGGGGCCTCCATCCACGGCTGCGAGTTCTTCAACGCCATCGACGAGGCCACCTCTGGCGTGGGGTACTCGATCTGGCTCGACGCCGTGCGCGGGGTGGACCTCGCGGGCAACTCCTTCGACAACGCGGCGACGAAGGACGTGGCCCACCGGGCCAGCATCAGCAGCTTCATCACCGACGTCGTGTTCCACGCCTCGAACGTCAGCGCCTACAACCCTGCCTTTACCCGCTTCGGGTCGTCCACCTTCAACGGGACGACCGGCCGCGTGCTCACCCACAACCTCGGCCAGTCGGGGACGCGGCGCTATCAGGTCGTCGTCATGCCACAGGCGGCGCACGCCGGCCGCATCTATCAAACCAAGGGCACCGACACGGTGACGATCAAATCGACCGACGCGGCCGACACCGGGGCTTTCGACTACCAGTTCATCCGGGAGGCATGACGAGATGGAAGCGGTATCGGGAGACCCGATTGAGCTGGCGCGGCAAGCCGCCAACGATGCGATCGCTGAGGCAAACGACCGCAAGAGCGCGGCGAGGATCATCGCCGAGACGGCGCTGATCGCGGCCCTCAACGAGGCCAAGGGCGATCCGGCAAAGATCGCCGCGGCAGAGGCACAGTACGAGGCGGCGATGGCGGCGGCGCGACAGCAGCAAAAGGACGCGATCCGGGCGGCGGCGGCGGAGCTCGATGCGGTGATTGCCACGGTGCGATAGGGGACGTCATGGACGTTGTTGCGCAGGGCGCGGTCTGGTCCGGCCTCTCCGATCCGATCCTCGACGCGGCGGGCGCGCCGATCACGGGCGGCGCGGGCTCGATGACGGTGACCCTCTTCGATGCCGCGAACGCGAGCCAGGCGACCGGGATCTCCGTCCTCCACGTCTCCGCCGGGCGCTACCGCCTGACCAAGACGCTTCCCGGCAACGCGGCACTCGGCGCCTGGGGCGGGCTGCTCACGTACAACGACGGCACGAATCCGGTGCGGACACAGGCGATCGACTTCGAGGTCGTCACCGCCGCACAAGCCGACCCGGCGACCGCGCTCCAGTCCAATTTCTCCACCCTCGGGTCCGCCATTGCCACCGTCGATGATGCGGTCGACGGGATCGCGACCGACCAGGCGGCCATGCAGATCGACGTCGATGCGCTCCTGGCGGGCGTCGCCGCCGCGAACACCACCCTGGCCACACTCGACCTGGGACCGATCACGACAACGCTCAACGATCTGACGGCGGCGGTGGCGAACCTGCAAACGACGCTCGACAACGATCCCGACATCGCGGCCTTGATCGCTGCGGTCGGCGATGTGGAGGTGGCGGTTGCGGCGCTCAATACCGACATCGACACCATGCAGACGACCTCGCGGCCGTCGTTGCGCTGTCCGACGACATCGATGCCCTGTCTGTTGCCATCGCCGCACTGCCGCAGGTCGAGCCGCAAGCGGTGGCCGATGCCGTGGTGGCAACGTCGGTCGCCGGGATGACCGGGACCACGGTCGGCGGCAAACTCGCCCGCATCGCGGCGCCGCCGGCGGCGAACTTCGTCGCGCGGGGACTGGCCAGCACGAACGCCAGGATCGACGTCTACGTCCAGCCGCCGCGCGTCTCGGTGACGACGCACAGCGCCGACACCTGGGGCTTCGACTTCGCCGATGCGCTCGCGCCGGGCGAGACGATCGTCGGCGTCGCGGCGGACCTGTACCGCGTGAAGCCGCCGCCGGTCACGGCCGCCGACGACTTCGTGACGTTTACCGACTTCGAGGAGACGTCGGTCCTGATCGGATGGACCGGGCAGTTCTTGGTCGAAGATCAGGACTACCGGCTGGAGATCAAGGCGACGACGAGTCTGCCGGGGACGGTGGTCAACCGGATCCTCATGATCGAGGTGATCGCGTGAGCGGGTCGGGGTTCTCGTTCGACGCGGCCGACGTGCGGAAGGTGATTGCGGTGCTGGAGCGGATCGCGGTGGCCTTGGAGCGGGCGAACGAGGCGAATCCGATCCTGGCGATCGAGCGGGCGCTGGCGGGTCCTGTTGAGGACGCACGACCGGGAATCGAGCGAGACATGCTGACGCGGCGAGAAGAGGCGGGTGCGGTGCTGGCGAAGGGCGAATCGCTGCTGCCGCCGGACGAGATGTGGAGGTGCAGGTAGGTATGGACGATGATTCGTTGCTCGCGACGCCAGATCGTCCGAAGCGTTCCACTGGGCGCGTCGAGATGACGAATGTTGATCTCCTGGCGCTGGCGGCGGGGGTTCCCCCGCAACGGCCGCCGTGGTGGCGTCGCTGGCTCGGATGGTTGACGAGGCGATGAGCGACCGCGCCACCGCCGCCCGCGCCCTCAACCGCCTCGGCTATGCCGCCGATCGCGCGATCGACCGCCTGACCGCGCCGCTTGCGGAGGCCGTCGCCGCTTCGGTGCGACGGCACGCGGTCACGGGGGCGAACGGCACCCAGGTGCTCAGTCCGCTCGGGTATCGCCTCGTGATGCGCGACGTGGATCGTCTGCTTCGCAGAATCTATGGCGACCGGCAAGGCGACACGACCGCGCCGATGTATCGGACGATCGCTCAGGCGGCAGAGGCGGCGCACGAGGAACCGATCGATCGGACGATCGCGGACATGCGGCGGCGACTCGAAGGGGAACGGGAGTTACGGGCCATGCTCGAAGGAGATCCGACGTGACGGAGCCGAAGACCAAGGGCGAGACGATCATGGACGCGATCGACGAGGGGCGGGTCGAAGAGACGACCAAGAAACCCAGGGACCTCGCCGCGCTCCCGCAGGCGCCGGGCGCGATCGAAGCCCTCGCCGCGATCGAGCATCAGCGGTGGGCGGACTGGCAATCCTATTTCATGGGCAAACTGGAGCGCCTCGAGGATGGCCGGCTTGTCATCTCGACCGAGTACGAAGACGCGTTGCGGACGCTGATTGAGACGCCGTACCCGGACCTGAGTGAGGAGATGAAGGCAGCAGACCGGCGCGAGGTCGGGCGGTATTGGTCGGTCATTGAGCAGTTCGTCGCAGACATCGCCTGATGGACCCCCGCCTCTTCGGTGCCGTCGTCTTCGACCGCAGTCATCCCGCGCTGATCGCGGAACTGGAGCGGCTGAAGGACACCTTCGATCCCGAGCGGCGCTGGGTACGCTCCGATGGGTACAGGCTGAGTGACAGGGTATGGCTCGCCGGACAGGAAACGCGACAGCAGATCGACACCATCCTCCGGCGGGCGATGGCGACCGGCGAAGACGCGTTGGTGACCGCGACGAAGCTGGAGACCTACCTGAACCCGTCGCTGCAACCGATCCGCGACGCGAACGGGCGCCTGGTCCGCGACACGGCGGCGAACCGGAAGCGCTTTCCGGAACTGGCGGCGAAGCAGCGGCGGTCGGTCCTGACGTTCGCGCCGGGGCGCGGCGGGCGGGGGTCGTACGCCGCGCGGCGGCTGGCCAGGACCGAAATCTCCCGGGCGCACGCGGAGGCGACGCAGGAAGCGGCGGACCTCAATCCGTGGGTCGATGGGCTCAGGTACCACACGAGCGCCAACCACCCCGAGCCGGACGAATGCGACGATCGCCGGGGCCGCGACGTCGGCATGGGACGCGGGGTCTACCCGATTCGGGATTGCCCGCTGCCGCCGGCGCATCCCCACTGTCGATGCTACGTCACGCACCGTGTCACCGAGGATGCCGACGCCGTCGTCGATGCGTTGCGGCTCCGCTACGGGCTTGTCGACGATGAGCCCCTCGTGATGACGCCGTCGCGGTTCGGGGCGCTGCGCTTGGTGGAGCGGGCGATCGACGCCGCGCTGCGGTTGATCGGGTTGAGGGAGGCGGCGTAAATGGGCGACCAGGAGCGGTTGGAGGAGATCGTTGCCTGGTACGCCGCGGCACTTGGCCTTGAGAACTGGCGCATCGAGCTCCGCGCCGACGACTACGCCAACGACGGCAGCGAGGGCAGCGGCGACGCGTGGATCAGCGACTACTACGACAACGCGATCATCGGAGTCAAGCCGGGCGCCGAGCAGACCTGGACGCACGACACCGAAGAACAGACGGCCGTCCACGAGCTCGTCCACTTATTGATCGAGCCACTCGCGCGGATGTACCGTGATCTCCTGCATGGCATGGACCTACCGAGTCGGGCCTACAACGCGCTCGACAACCAATACGATCGCCTGTATGAGCGAGCGTTCGAACGGATCGCGCTGGGGTTGGTTTCCTGCGCTCACACCCCGCGATCGGGGGCGCCGCCGAAGGTGGGGACGCTGCTGCGAAAACGCGGCGCCGAGGCGATCGCGGTGCCACCGCTGCCGGGAGGGGCCCCGTGAGTGCCCCGCTGCGTCCGCTGCCACCGCCCGAGAAGCGGCAGGACACGGAACTCCGTGCTTTCCTCCACGTCGTTTACCGCGCCCTCAAGATGGTGACCGCTTACCTCGAAAAGACCTACGGATTCTGATGGTGTATGATGTGAGCCCAGACGAATAGGGCCGCTCGGCTTCTGCCGACCCGCCCGCCTTTGGAAAGGATCGCCGCTTCGGCGCCCGTCCTTCCCGGAGGCGGGCGTTCTTGTGTTTCCCGGCCCGGACACACCCGCCGACGCCGCCGGCGCAACCGCGGTGCAGTTTCGAGGGGGTTCGCCATGTTCGGCCGCGCTCGTCTGCCGTGGGACTTCTCGCCGATCGGTCCGTACCTGTCGCCGGACGGGGAGGGTGGCGCGGGGACCACGCCCGCGCCAGAGACCACCCCCGCGCCCGTGACCACGTCGGCACCGACGACGACGGACGCCACGACGCATCCGCCCGACGTCCAGGCCAAGATCGACGCGGCAGCGGCGGCGGCACGGCGCGAAGGCGAGACGGCGGGACGCAAAGCGGCCGAGGCCGAGGCGACGCGCAAAGCCGCCGAGGAGAAGGCCAAGGCGTCGGGCGAGTGGGAGAAACTCGCCACCGACCGCCAGGCCGAGATCGATCGCCTCAATGGGGAGATCGCCAAGCGCGATCGAGAACTGCTCGTCGGCAGGGTCGCGGCCAAGCACAAGCTGCCGGAGGAGATGCACGGCCGCCTCGTCGGCGACGACGAGGCCGCACTCGACGCCGATGCCGCCAGCCTCGCCAAGCTGATCGGGCCGCCGAAAGCCGGCGACACCGAAGTCGGTAAGGGCAAGGGCGCCGGCAAGGGCGGCGACAACGGCGCACCGAAGACACCGACCAGCGACGGCAAGCTGCCGACCTATTCGTTCGTCCCCCACGGGGCCGTCGCGGTCCCGCCGGAGTAGGACGCATCCACGCAGGAGGGCCAAGCGCATGGCCGCAGTGACACGGGTCAAGGGGCGCGTCGTGACGCCGCCGGGGTACGAGTACGTCGGCCCGCCGTCGGCGGCGAACGGCGCCACGGCGGCGGAGGACCTGGAGGCGGGCGAACTCTGCTACCTCGACGCCGACGGCTGGCACCTCGCCATCGACGACCAAGCGATTGCCGGCACCAAACTCGGGTTCGCCGCCCAGGACTACGACGAAGGCCGCAAGGACTGCTCGATCCTCTTCCAGGGCGAGATCGACGGCTTCTCCGGGTTGACCCCCGGCGTGCCGCTCTTCCCAAGCGCCAGCACCGCGGGCGGACTCGACACGACCGTCCCGACCTTCTACGGCGCGGCCACCACCCCGGCCGTCGCGGTGCCGGCGATGCCGCGGATCTGGGCGCTGTCGGCGACCAGTATCTACTTCGATTTGTGAGGGGAGGTGGATCATGCCACGCGGGATCATTGACTCCACGACCCTGATCGACTCCCCGGCCAACATCGATGCCAACTACGTGCGTACCCTCGAAAATGCGCGCGGGATGAGTTTCCAATCGGCGCTCGAGTCGATCGACTCCCGGCTCAACGCGGTTGCCCAGGTGGCCGACCCGCTCGTCGCCGCCCTCGTCAGCTTCACGACCGAGCCAACCGTCGACGGCAACACCCCGACCGCTTTCGACCTCGAAGAGGAGACCGAGTACGGTCTCGCCCGGCCCGAGTTCTCCGAGAAGCGCGCCCACATGCTGCCGTTCCGGCGGTACCAGAAGGCGCTCGGGTTTACCGAGACCTGGCTGGAGGAGGACGCGACCGAGGCGGAAGTGTTACGGCAGACCGACAACATGCTGGCGACGTTCGTCCGCGGTGGCCGGCTGATGGTGCTGCGGCGCCTGACGGACGACGCCGAGTGGTACGTCGATCGCAAGACGACGGCGCTCTCGCCGGGCTTTGCCGGCAGCGGCAGCGGTGATAACGCGTTCTCCGGCACCTACCCCGACGGCACGGCGCTGCCGGGCGGCTACACCCACTACTTCCGCGACACCACTGCCAACCGGGCGGCGACGATCGCGACCCAGGTGGCCCGCCTCCAGCGCTGGCATCCAGGGCCGTTCGACCTCATCGGCAGCGCGGCGGAGGTCGCCGCCATCGCGGCGCTCGCCGGGTTCACACCCTCCGGCTCCGCCTTGATCGTGCCGGCCCAAGGCGATGCGGTGGCCCAGGTGGATCGCACCCGCTACCTCGGCGTCTACAACGCCGGCGACGGCTCGGCCGACGTCCGGGTCTGGCACTCGCTCTTGGAGCTCGGCTCCTCGGCCAATTTCGCCATCTTCAAGACCTACGGCAACTTCGACGCGCGCAATGCACTCGCCTGGCGGTACTCGCCGCGCTTTGGACGCGGCGTTGAACTGCGGTTCCGCTCGCTCTTTCCGCTGGACGCCGCGTACCTCCGCTACCGCTTCGGCGTCGGAGTCAGAGACCGGACGGGCGCGACCTTGACCACGGTGGCGGCGAGCGGCGATTACACACCGCCCTCTATAGCTTAGCCAAGAGAAGGGTCTGGACGCAGATGCTTCCACGTCCTGCCGCTAATGACATCACAAATCGTCGCGTGACTGACGCCGAATTCGCGTGCGAGTTTGGCGACGGCTCCGCGCTGGCTGGTGTCGATCGACAGGGCGGTCCTGGCTTGCGCTTCGGTCAGCTTTGTGGAGGCGTTCGACTCTCCGCGTGTCTGCCTTCCCTTTGCAACTTTGTCGGCGGCGTTGTCGGCATCGGTGCCAAGGAACAGGTGCGCGGGGTTACAGCAAAGGGGATTGTCGCCCTCAGGGCAGTTGTGGCAGACCCGCATCCCTTCGGGGATCGGTCCGACGTGGATCTCGTAGGAGAGCCGGTGGGTGTAAATCTTCCCGGCACCGCGTGGGCCGATGCCAATCACGCCGTATCCGCTCTGTCCGGCGGTGCTCCCCGTCCACAACCAACAGGTGTCGGTCTTGTTGACCCTTGTCCAGAACCGATCGCGCAACGGCGTGATTGCCGCCAGAGTCGCGCAGCGGCGTCCGCAGTAGCGTGCGCCGCGCTTGGCGAACGTCGCCGCCCCCACGGTGAACGCTTTGCCGCACTGCTCACAGGCGCATTCGACCGTTTGCTGTCGTCTGTGTTCGAGCCAACAGGCGTAACCGCAAAAGCGCGCTCCGCCCACATCCACCTTGCTTTGCCACGCCATGAACTCAACACCACATCGCTCACAGACGCGAGCAATGAGGGGACGACGACTGGTACGCTTCTGGCGCATCGGATTCTGACCTCCCTAACAGGCCGGATGAGGGTGCGATCCGGCCAACGCGTTCCCGCGCGTTGGCCTTTTCGCGTGCCCGAATTATCGCATATCTCTGCGGGATTCGGGGCTACGACATGAGCGCGACCTTCGATCCCGGACTCGGCACCGCACTCGATAGGATTCGTCTCGCCGTGGGAGACACCGCGGTCGAGATCGATCCGGAGACGGGCGAGTCCGGGGCGTGGCTCCAGGACGAGACCTACCTCGCGATCCTGGCCGCCGAGGCGACCGAGGAAGCGGCGCTGCTCGTCAGCGCCAGGGCGGCGCTGGCGAAGGTGGCCCAAAGCCCGACCAGCTACGGCGACGACGCGACCCGCGTCGCCTGGCAGAATCGAGTCAAGGCCCTGACAGACCTGATCGCGGGACTGACGAAGAGGATCGCGGCCGCGACGGCGAGCGGGCAGACCTCGGTCTCCAAGCCGACGCGCGGCGGGGACACGACGCCGGAGTACCGGCGCCCGTACGACTGGCAATTCCAGGAAGGATGGTAGGCGATGCGACAGACCGACGCGGAGATGAAGGCCAAGGCAGAGGCCGAGGCCAAGGCGGCGGCGAACGCGGCCGATGACTTTGGGGCCGATGCCGACGACGACGCGGACGACGACGAGATGCAGATCGATCCGGCGCCCGCGCGCACAACGGCGAAGAAGCGCCCGCACACCGAGGGCACGATCACCGCCGACCACACCGGCAAGGCGCGGTAGGGCGCGATGCCGTCCCTGCTCGCGCCTGCCGACGTCGCGGCCATCAAGCGCCTCCGCCGCGATGGGTTCGCCACCGCCCGTGCCGTGGCCGATCCCGCCACCGACCTGATCCTGAATCGGGACGGGGTTGAGATC